CTGATTGATAACGACATCATGTATCGCCTGGGCGGGGCGCTTACCCCGCGTCACCAGCATATCGCCGCCGGGCGATTTGAAGTGAAAACCGGGACGTCGGCCACTTCCAACCATGCTTTCAGCCAGGCGCGCTTTACTGCGAAGGGGGTGAAGTGGATTGGCGGCTTGTGGGCGGAGCATATTGCCAAAGGTAATGCAGCGTGAGAGCACTGTTAACCCCTGTCATCATCAAAGAATTCGGGATGGTGGCATTCCGGCCCGGTCCCGAGTTGCTTCCGCACTTCTATCGCGGGCGCATGCTGCTGGAGAACGAACCGGATCGCCTGGCTGACCTGCCAACTGGTGAAATCCCGGCGGCGCGCCAGCCACTGGCAGAGGACCCGGTTATGGTGCCTGTTTTCGAACATCCTGAAGTGATACAGCGCGCTGGTGGACTGACAAGCCTGGAAGCCTGGCTGTTGCGTGAAACCGGCTGCCAGTACCCGCATGCCAGCTACCACCACCACGAAATGGTAACCATGCGGCATGAGCCTGGCGCGCTGCGGCTGTGCTGGTCCTGCGATAACAAAGTAAGGGAACATTTTACCGCCGAACTGGCGGGCATTGCGCGGGCAAACCTGGTAGCCTGGGTATTGTCTGTAGTACGTCGCGGCCTGGGATTCGATGATTCCCACGCGGTGACCCTGCCGGAGCTGTGCTGGTGGCTGACATTCAATTCGCTGGCTCACGTGATCCCGGAGTCAGTCGCGCGCCAGGCGATGCGCATGCCGGCGCAGGTTATCCAGTCGGTCACACGCGAAGCGGACATTATTCCCTCGGTCCCGGCCACCAGCATTATTCAGGAATCGGCAAAGCAGGTTGTGACATTTAACGTCGACCCTGATACACCCAATGCGCACATGAAGATACCAAAGCATAAGCGCCTGATATTACCGAAATACATTGAATGGGTGAAAACGCAGCCGTGCATGGCGTGCGGTAAACCCGCTGATGATGCTCATCACTTAATAGGGTACGGGCAGGGAGGTATGGGAACAAAAGCACACGATATACATGTTATTCCGCTGTGCAGAGCGGATCACAGGGCATTACATGCCGACCCAAAAGCGTGGGAAGAAAAACACGGAAGCCAGGTTGAACTGGTTAACCGTATTCAGACAAAAGCAGCAGCTATTGGCGTGCTGGCGTACCGGCTCCGCTATCACCAGCTTCAGAAGCAACCTCTCTGCGAGTTCCACCTCAGACGCAATCAGGTGATTGCCGCAACTGTTGTTGACCACGTCACCCCGCATAAGGGAGACGAGGCACTCTTTCATGACCCGGACAACCTTCAGTCATTGTGCAAGCGCTGCCACGACTCGGTGAAGCAGCGCATGGAGAAGGGCGGAACGGTCACCGAATTCGACAACGAAGGCCGTGTGATCTGGTAACCGAAATCAAACAGGCGCTGGCAGGGGGGGAGGGGTAAAACTCTGGCGGCGGCATCTTAAAGACCGCGCTCCCCCGTTTCATTTTAAAAACGTCCAGAAAAAAAGGAAAAATGATGGCTCAGCGAGGCAGAAAATCTCTGGCCGCGACGTCGGCTGTCTCGCTTCCGGCTCTGGCTGAAAGCAGGCTGCAGCCGTCGCTGCACCTCAGCGACCCGGAGATCAATGTCTGGGTAAGGCTGGTTAACGACAACCCGGCCAGCTCTTTCACCGAAACGCACCGCGACATGCTGGAGATGTACTGCCGTCATGTGGTGCAGGCACGGCTGCTCACCACCCAGATCGAGGAATTTGAGCTTGAATGGCTGGCCCGCGATGATGGACTGAAGCGCTACGACAAGTTACTGACGATGCGGGAACGCGAGGTGCGCTCGGCGTCTTCTCTGGCAACGCTTACCCGTGGTGGGAGGACCAGTAGCTGAGCTTGATACAAGTGAAAAAGTAATCGCTTATGTACCTGCAGGAGAAATTATTGTCGGCGCTGGGTTTGTTGGGAAAGGTTTGTGCGGCGGGACCCCTAAAAAAGAGCGTGAATTCATTGTCAGAGAAAATCAGCCTCGAGCATTGAGGATTTTTATAGACCAAAGCGGCAACGTTGATATTCTTCCAATGACGCTAAATTAGCCGTTGATATAAATATCAAGCCACCCCAGGGTGGCTTTTTTATTGAGGAAATGTATGCAAGAAATAATGGCGGAAATAGAATTGAGCGGTATTCTCGGTAAGACTTTTGGTAAAACGCATCATCGTCTAATTAGCACTATCCATGAAGCCTCACGGGCTTTGGCCGCTACGATTAAAGGTTTTGAACAATTCATGATCACCAGTCAGCGTCGCGGCTTGACCTACGCTGTGTTCCTTGGCAAAAAAAATATTGGCGTAGATGATCTTGGTTTCCCGGTAACAAAAGAAGTGATTCGTATCGTTCCGGTATTAATTGGTAGTAAGAAAGCAGGGGTTCTACAAACAATTCTTGGTGCTGTGTTAGTAGTAGTCGGTGTTGTTTTAAATTTCACTCCTTTTGCCGCCGCGTCTCCATTCTTTTATCAAGCTGGGGGAGCATTGATACTTGGTGGAGTTATTCAGATGTTATCCCCTCAACCTGCCGGACTCGCCAGCAAACAGGACGCCGATAACCGTGCTTCATACGCTTTTGGCGGCGTTACAAACACGGCCGCTCAGGGATACCCGGTTCCTGTCCTCTATGGTAAGCGCCGTATTGGTGGCGCGATTATTTCTGCCGGAATTTACGTCGAAGATCAGCAATAACCCTTCACTGATTATTCCCTAACTGTTACCGCCGCCTGGCGGTTTTTTTATGGGCGAAAAATGGCAAAACTTATTAAAGGGCGCAAAGGCGGCGACTCTAAACAGCGCACGCCCACGGAACAGCCGGACGATCTGCAGTCGGTGGCAAAGGCGAAAATCCTGATTGCCCTGGGCGAGGGGGAATTTGCTGGTGGGCTGACAGGCAGGAATATTTTTCTGGATGGTACCCCGCTTGAAAATGCTGACGGCTCCCAGAACTTCTCCGGCGTCGCGTGGGAGTTTCGGCCCGGCAACCAGGCGCAGCCGTATATTCAGGGGATGCCGGGATCTGAAAACGAAATCAGTGTAGGTCTGGAAGTTTCCAGCGCCACTGCGTGGACGCGCACGTTTACCAACACCCAGCTTTCCGCCGTTCGCCTCCGCATCAAATGGCCGTCGCTTTACCGCCAGGAGGATGACGGGGATTTGGTGGGTAATTCTGTGGCGTATGCCGTTGACCTGCAGACAGATGGCGGCACCTGGCAGACCGTGATCAACACCGCGGTAACCGGTAAAACCACCTCGGGTTATGAGCGCAGCCACCGTATTGATCTGCCGCGCGCCGGTACCACATGGACATTGCGCCTTCGCAAATTAACGCCGGATGCCAACAGCGCAAAAATCGGCGATACCATGACGTTACAGAGTTACACGGAAGTGATCGACGCAAAGCTGCGATATCCAAACACTGCGTTGCTGTACATCGAATTTGACTCCAGTCAGTTCAATGGCAGCATCCCGCAGATTTCCTGTGAGCCTTCCGGGCGGGTGGTTCGCGTGCCTGACACATACGATCCGGTAACGCGTACCTATAACGGCACCTGGACGGGCGGGTTTAAATGGGCCTGGACAGATAACCCGGCGTGGATATTTTACGACATTGTTGTCGCCGATCGCTTTGGCCTGGGCCATCGTCTGACGGCGGCGAATATCGATAAATGGACGCTGTACCAGGTGGCGCAGTACTGCGATCAGATGGTACCGGACGGGAAGGGCGGGAGCGGCGTTGAGCCTCGCTACACCTGCAACGTCTATGTGCAGGATCGCAACGAGGCTTATACCGTCCTGCGTGATTTTGCTGCCATCTTCAGGGGCATGACGTACTGGGGCGGTAACCAGATCGTGGCGCTGGCGGATATGCCGCGCGATATCGATTACAGTTACACCCGCGCCAACGTCGTAAACGGCGAATTCGTTTACTCGAGCAGCACGACCAAAACCCGTTACACCACGGCGCTGGTCTCGTATTCAGACCCGGATAACGGCTACGCTGACGCCATGGAGCCCGTGTTTGAGCAACCGCTGGTTGCGCGTTACGGGTTTAATCAGCTCGAAACGTGACCGCGATTGGCTGCACCCGGCAGAGCGAGGCAAACCGCAAGGGGCGCTGGGGTATTCTGACCAACAATAAGGACCGCATCGTCACGTTCTCCGTTGGGCTGGACGGTAATATTCCGCAGCCGGGCTACATCATCGCGGTCGCCGATGAAATGCTCTCCGGCAAGGTTACCGGCGGCCGTATCAGTTCGGTTAATGGCCGGGTGATCACGCTTGACCGCGTGTCGGATGCAAAGCCTGGCGATCGGCTTATTCTCAACCTGCCGTCCGGCGCATCACAGGCCCGGACGATCCAGGCGGTTAATGGTCAGGCCGTCACTGTCAGCATCGCCTACAGCGAAACGCCGCAGGCGGAAAGCGTCTGGGTGGTGGAATCCGATGAGCTTTACGCCCAGCAGTACCGGGTGGTCAGCGTCAGCGACAACAATGACGGGACATTCACTATTTCCGGCGCGTTTCACGATCCGGATAAATACGCACGTATCGATACCGGTGCCATCATCGACCAGCGTCCGGTAAGCGTGATCCCGCCGGGCAGCCAGTTGGCGCCGGAAAGCATCACCATTGGCTCTTACTCCGTGGTGAATCAGGGCATCAGCGTTGAAACGATGCGCGCCAGCTGGAACCCCGCGCCGAACGCGATTGCGTATGAAGCGCAGTGGCGCCGCAACGACGGGAACTGGGTGAACGTGCCGCGCAGCTCGACCACCTCGTTTGAAGTGCCTGGCATCTATGCAGGACGTTATCTCGTTCGCGTGCGCGCTATCAATGCGGCGGAGATATCCAGCGGCTGGGGATACTCGCCGGAAAAAGCGCTGACAGGCAAGGTCGGTAACCCGCCGAAGCCGATCGCGTTCACGGCCACTGGCATCAACTGGGGTACCGGACCGACCACCACCGGTGCAGCGTGGGCGGCGGTACCGCGTAAAACGATGAACCAGGTTACCGCAGAGCTGGTAAACCAGAGCACCGCAGCAATTCGTGCCCTACTCGCCGAGAAAGGCAACTGGATGAATTTCTATACGGCGCCGGGTGACATCTCCATCCAGCCGGGAGATAGCGCACCAGCTGTGTCAGGTCCTGGCTGGCAGAAAATGGCGGGACTTGTTGGTTCGGCGCTGCAGTGGCGCGGTAATCTACCCGCGACGGCGAACCTGAATACATATGGCCCGGCGGCAGCAGGCTCCTGGAATAAAGGTGTAGCCAGCGGGGCGACAATCGCCAATGGTTATCCTGAGGAAGGTGCGCAGGGCGTCCTCGAAGTGCTTCCGGGTGGTTACTTTGGTCTCAGTCAGCGCTATACAGTATCGCGGAATGGAAATGTCTATACCCGCTCACCGTCGGCTGCGTGGAACGGAACGGACGGCCCCTGGGGTGACTGGCAACCGGTGGGCAAAAAGCCGCTGAATGATTTGGGGCTGGGATTAAGTGCAATACCAACACTTAGCTCCTTTGACTGGCAACAAGTTGATGCTCTTTCCGGGCAGATGTACCGCGTAGCCGTTGAGAACATGGTTAATCTGCCATCAGGCATAAGTTATACAA